GGTAACAGACGTTACTTTTCAAACTTTAGAATCTCTTGATGGTGGTGTTAGGTTAGGTATGGGTAACACAGCTTTTGTAGGTACTGACGCAATAGCAATAGACATAGAGTGGGGTGGAGTTGCTGGCGCAAACACAACAAACGAATCAAGTGATGTTGCTGATACAATAGCAACTGCAGATACATTTCCAAAAGGTATTACTATATATGGTATGTGGGACAAAGTAGAGTTAAACTCTGGATCTTGCATAGTTTATGTAGCTCCAAGACCAGATTATAAAGATAGAGCGTAATGTTAGGAATAGGCACTGGTCTATTACATCTTGATGTAAAACCATTTCAACCTAATGATGTAAGTTCTTTAGAAGCTCACTTTAGTTCTAACTACGGGCTTTTGCTAACTGGAACGGCTAATGGTGAGGTAAGAAGATGGTCTGATATTAGTGGTAATAACTATAGATTAGAACCAACAAATAGTAACACAAGGCCAAATGTAACAACAACTGCAGCAGGTATTGTTGCTGGAGCTCCTAAAGTTCAATTCACAGCTACTGGAACTGCAGATGTATTAGAACTGCTTGATTCAGGAGGTGATCCAGCTGCGATAACTTTAGACACAAGTGATGCAGGTTATTGCGTAGTTGTTGTATACACTTCTGCTAACTGGGACGATGGAAAAATTGTAATTGGTAATACTGACAATGCAGACAACCATATACTTCACAAATCAGGTGCAAACGCTTTTACATTAAAAGCGGGTGGTACTGCAAAAGATTTTTCACTAGATACTCCTAGTAGTCTTACAGATGATAATTTAGTTTCTGTTATGTTTAACACAAACTCATCAGGTGATACAACTTTATATGTGAACAACATAGCTCAAAGTGATACTGAAAGTAATTCAGCAGACTTTGTAATAAGTCAAGTTGGTGCAGGAAATGACACTGGTAATATGACGGGGTCAATAAAACAAATTATAATATATAATAAAGAGCTAAGTGACGCTGAAAGGAACTTAGTTTATGATTATGTATATGAACATATAACAAGATAATAATTAACTTAAATTAAATAAAATGGCAAAAAAAGAAAAGGTAGTAGACCTTAAACCTACAAATATAACAGAAGATCAATTAAAAAGTATTCAAGCTTTAATAGCACCAATAAATCAAGCTCAAGTAGAGTTAGGTAGAATGGAAACTAGAAAGCATGCAATATGTCATGATGTTACTGAGCTTCAAAAAGCACTTCAAGAAAAACAAACAGAGCTTGAAAAGGAATATGGTAAAGTAAATATTAACATAAGTGACGGTAGAATAGACTATCCAGAAGATGAGCAAGCTAATTCGTAAAATATCAATAGGTAAAGATTATAAAAATGACGCCATGCACTATGCCGTTGGGCAAGAAGTGTATGGTGGTCATACCATCTGTGATATATTAGAAGAAGACGATAAGTTTAGTGTTTATATTAAAAAAGGCAAAGATGTTTTACCTTGGAAAGACTTTAATAAAAACATGGCTGTTTCTGTAGAATACAACTTACAATATTAATGAAGTCTGTTTACAACTTTGTTGTAACACCATTAAAATCTAGATACAACAATACAAAAAATATAGACGGTAAAGAGCTTATAGTTAATACAGAGATGTTTAATCATCAATATGTTAGTAGAGAAGCTATAGTAAAAGCAATACCTACAGTTGGTGATACAGATATAAAAGTTGGTGATAAGGTTATAGTTCATCATAATGTATTTAGAAGATGGCATAATCAACACGGTATAGAAAAAAATAGTAGAGCTTATGTTGATGAAGACACTTATTTAGTACAACAAGATCAAATATTTTTATATAAAAATACCGAGTGGCAAGCGCAAAAAGGATATTGTTTTGTAGCGCCAGTAAAATCTACAGATAAAATAACTGTAGACAAAGAAAAGCCTTTAGTTGGTATTGTTAAGCATACTGACGGCACGGTTAACAAAGGCGATTTAATAGGGTTTAGGCCAAGCTCAGAATATGAGTTTATTATAGATGGCCAAAAACTATATAGACTGTTATCAAAATTTATTACAATTAAATATGAATATCAAGGAGACGAAGAAGAATATAATCCAAGCTGGGCAGAAGGCAGTTGAAGAACTGATTAAAGTTGCTAAAGAAGCTATTGTAGACTCTGACGATGACATATCAGCTGATAGATTAAAAAATGCCGCAGCCACAAAAAAGCTAGCTATATTTGACGCGTTTGAAATATTAAATAGAATCCAAGAAGAAGAAAACTTGTTAGAAGGTAAAGAACCTGAAGATAAAACAAAAGTATTTAGAGGATTTGCTGAAGGTAGATCAAAGTAATGTACGAGCAAAACTTAATTAAAATAGTTGAGCCAGTTAAAATTAATACAATTAAAAGGCTTAATAAAAAAAATAAATGGGAATATGGATATAATAAAGAAAACAATATCGTTGTCATATCAAAAACTGGTAAAATTGGGCAGATCATTGAAATCCAAGGGTTGCAAATTGCTTTGCCGATGGAACCAGTGCGAGTGTATAGCAACAAAGTAAAGAAGTGGCAACAATTTGAATACCCAAAAGAACTAGCAAGACTTAAAAATATATTTGACTGGAGAGCATATCCTGAAGAAAATAAAGCACAGTGGTACGATTACATAGACGAAGAGTTTAAAAGAAGAGATGAAGGTTTCTGGTTTGACAATAAAGGCACACCAACATATATAACAGGTACGCACTATATGTACTTGCAGTGGAGTAAAATAGATGTAGGTGCGCCAGACTTCAGAGAAGCAAACAGGTTGTTCTATATATTTTGGGAAGCATGTAAAGCAGATAAAAGATGTTATGGTATGTGTTACCTTAAAAATAGACGATCTGGTTTTTCTTTTATGTCGTCTGCAGAAACAGTTAATCAAGCTACATTAGCTAGCGATAGTAGATTTGGTATATTATCTAAAACAGGTTCAGATGCTAAAAAAATGTTTACAGACAAGGTGGTTCCAATATCAGTTAACTACCCGTTCTTTTTTAAACCGATTCAAGACGGTATGGACAGGCCTAAGTCTGAGCTTGCTTATAGAGTTCCTGCAAGTAAGTTTACGCGTAAAAAAATTACTGCTAATGAAAAGCAGGAAGACCTGGTTGGACTTGATACTACTATTGATTGGAAAAATACAGGTGATAACAGTTATGACGGAGAAAAGCTACAACTGTTAGTACACGATGAAAGTGGCAAATGGGAAAGACCCGATAATATATTAAATAATTGGAGAGTTACCAAAACATGTTTACGGTTAGGTAGTAGGATTATAGGTAAATGTATGATGGGCTCTACTTCAAACTCATTAGACAAAGGTGGAGAAAACTTCAAAAAACTATACAACTCATCCGACGTTGCGAAGCGAAACAGAAATGGACAAACAGCGTCTGGACTATATTCTCTTTTTATCCCAATGGAGTGGAACTACGAAGGATTTATTGACGAGCACGGAAGCCCAGTCTTCAATACTCCGAGTGATGAAGTCTTTGACCCCCATGGAGAGTTAATAGACGTAGGTGTAATAGACAATTGGCAAAACGAAGCTGATGGTTTAAAAGGTGATCAAGACGCGTTAAATGAATTTTATAGACAGTTTCCAAGAACTACAGAACACGCGTTTAGAGATGAAACAAAAAATAGTATATTTAACTTAGTTAAAATATACGAGCAAATAGATTATAACGAAGAAATGTCTAGAACACTAGGTGTTACTAGAGGTAATTTTCAATGGGTTAATGGAGTAAAAGATACAAAAGTTATATTTTATCCAGATCTAAAAGGTAGATTTAAAATAAGCTGGGTACCACCAACACATATACAAAATAAAGTAATAATAAAAAATGGAATACGACATCCAGGCAACGAGCACATCGGTGCGTTTGGCTGTGACAGTTACGATATTAGTGGTACTGTTGATGGCAAAGGATCTAAAGGAGCGCTACATGGACTAACTAAGTTTAGCATGGAAGATTCTCCAGCTAATCAGTTTTTTTTAGAATATTTAGCAAGGCCACAAACCGCGGAGATATTCTTTGAAGACGTTCTAATGGCATTAGTATTTTATGGTATGCCTTTACTTGCAGAGAACAATAAGCCTCGTCTATTGTATTATTTACGAAGACGTGGTTATAGAGGTTTTAGTATGAACAGACCTGATAAAATATGGAATAAATTATCTGTAGCAGAAAAAGAAATAGGTGGTATACCAAACTCTAGCGAAGATATTAAACAAGCTCATGCCTCTGCTATTGAAATGTATATTCAAGGTCATGTAGGTATGAATGCTGAAGGTCAATTTGGCAGTTGTTATTTTAATGATTTACTAAATGACTGGGCTAAATTTGATATAAACAAAAGAACAAAGCATGATGCTTCTATTAGTTCTGGTCTTGCTATAATGGCAAATAACAAGCATCTTTATCGACCAAACGCTATAATAGAAAAACCAAAACTAAATATAAATATTGCTAAGTATACAAACGCTGGTAATATGTCTAAATTAATTAAAAAATAAATATGATTGTAAAAAGTTATTTTCCTTCTCAAGTTGTAAGTGATGTGGAAAAAATGAGCTATGATTATGGTTTGAAAGTGGCAAAAGCTATTGAAGCTGAGTGGTTTCACACTGAAAGAGGTAGTAATAGATACCAAACTAACCATAATAATTATCACAATTTAAGATTATACGCTAGAGGCGAACAATCAATACAAAAATATAAGGACGAATTATCTATTAACGGTGACTTGTCCTATCTTAATTTAGACTGGAAGCCAGTGCCTATTATACCTAAGTTTGTTGATATAGTAGTTAATGGTATTGCAGAAAGAACATATGATATAAAAGCATACTCTCAAGACCCTTACGGTGTTAGCAAAAGAACAGAGTATATGGAAGGTATATTAGCTGATATGAGAGCTAAAGAACTAAATGAATTTGCTGAAGAAGCTTTTGGTATAGATCTTACTGAAAGTAAAGCAGATGTTTTACCTGATAGTGAAGAAGAGTTACAATTACACATGCAGCTTAGTTATAAACAAGCTGTTGAAGTAGCTGAAGAACAAGCTATAAATACTCTTTTAGAAGGTAGTAGATATGAGTTAACAAAAAAACAATTTTACTACGATCTTACTGTTTTAGGTATTGGTGCCGTTAAAACTTCTTTTAACACTTCAGAAGGCGTTGTTGTTGATTACGTTGATCCAACTGATTTAGTTTATTCATATACCGAATCACCTTATTTTGATGATATATACTATGCTGGTGAAGTTAAAAGCATACCTATTAATGAGCTAGTAAAACAATTTCCACATTTAACTCA